AAAGAGCCCGCCCCAGAGGCGCAACAGATACCGCAAGGCGACGGCAGACCAAACCGCGCCGACTATGACGACGACTTTGCATTTATCGAAGACCTGACCGACTGGAAGGCATGGCAAGCGGCGAACCAAATGGTTCAACAGCAAACCCAGACCCTACAGATTAAGGCGGTTGTCGAGACCTACCACACCCGCGCAAAGACGCTTTATCCCGAGGGCAAGCCCGCTGGATTGGTGGCCTTTGAGAAGGTGCAACAGGTTCCCGAAGCGGTGAATGAAATTGTCGGCACGTCGGACATCGGCCCGATGATTGCCGCCCACCTTGGCGACAACCCCGCAGAACTGGACCGGATCAATGGGCTAAGCCCATTCCACCAGGTGCGCGAGTTGACACTCCTTGAAGCACGCCTGACGCCCGCAACCGGGTCGAAGGTTCCCCCCAAAACCGCCACGGATGCGCCCGAACCCCCGCCAACCGCGCGGGGCTCAAACGGTCAGTTCAAGGTTGCCGGTGATACCGGAGACTTTGCGGCCTTTGAACGGCAATACCGCATTCCGGGCTAATGGCCTAAGCGCCAGAAAGTACCGCCACTATGGCTAACGCATATGCAACCCCGAAGGTCTACGCCAATGTCGGCCTAGCCCTTCTCAAAAACGAACTTGTCATGGCGAAGCTGACCGACAGCGAATCCGTGAACAAGGAGTTTGTCCCCGGCGTCGGAACGACCGTTTACGTGAAGCGCCCGCCTGAGTTCACCATCCGCGACGGCGCTGCGGCGTCCAGTCAAGATGTGGTCGAGGGCGAAGTGGCCGTGGTCTGCGACAAGCAGAAGGGCGTCGACGTTCAGTTCACCGGCTACGAAGCCACGACGAACATTGACCAGCTTCTGAAGTCGAAAATCATCAAGGCGGCGATGACGCAAATCGCTTCCCAGATTGACGGCGACCTGATCGACCAGACCAAGTTCTTCAACAACTCGGTCGGCACCTACGGAAACACCATTTCCACGGTTGCCGGGTTCTTTGCGGGTCCGCAGCGTCTCGACGAAATGGGCGTTCCCATGTCGGATCGAAACGCCATCATGACCCCGGCTGACGGCTACGCTCTGGCTGCGACCTTCACGGGTCTGGCTGCGCTGGCTGGCGACACGGCGATTAGTGCTCTGCAAAAGGCGAAAATCCCGATGCTCGGCAACACCCAGCCGTACATCACGCAGACCATCCCCGCCATCACGACCGGCGACCGCGTGACCACGACCACGCTGGTCAACGGCGCGAACCAGAACGTCACCTATGCGTCTTGCCGCACGACCTACACGCAGTCACTTGTCTGCGACGGTCAAGCGTCCAAGACCTACAAGGCTGGCGAGAAGTTCACGATCAACGGCGTCAACGCGGTCAACCCCCGCACCAAGGCCGACCTCGGGTACGCCCGCCAATTCACCATCATGGCCGACGCTACGTCTGCTGGCGGTGGCGGCGACGTGACCCTGACCATCTCGCCCCCGATCATCACCTCGGGCGCGTTCCAGACCTGCACGGCGGCTCCGGCCAACAACGCGCAGCTCACCCACCTTGGCGCTCTGTCCACGACCTACCGCTTCAACGCCGCTTTCCACAAGTCGGCGATCAAGCTGGTCAACGTGCGCCCGCCGAACCCCTACTCGGGCGAAAGCGATTACGCCACCGACCCGGACACCGGGATCAGCGTCCGCTACTGGCGCTATTCGGACGGCACCAACGACCTGCACAATCACCGTTGGGACGTCTACTACGGCGTGAAGAACGTGGACCCCCGCCTCGGGACCACGATGTTCGGCGCCTAAGCGTCATTGATCGGCCCGCTCTGAAAGGGGCGGGCCACCTCATTCTCATTCGAAAGGGACAAGCCGATGGCTGTTCAATATCTCGGGGATAACCCCATCAATGGCGGTGTTTCGCTTGGTCAAGCCGCCACCTCGCTCGTGAGCCTTTATGGCGCTACTCCCGTCGCCCAGCGCAGCTCGACTGTGCTGGCGACTTCGACCATCTCCGCTTCCAGCTACGTGACTGTCGGGTCCAACCTGACCGCTATCATTCTGGAACTGGTCAACGGTCAGATCGCCCTCGGCACGCTGCGGACGACTGCCTAAGTGACTACGGAAGCGCCCTCGGTTGCCTCTGTTCCGGGGGCGCTTCTTCACGTCGGGTGCGGGTATAGCCCGTTGCCTGATTTCCTTTCCTTCCTGAATTACAGCGAAACCCGTCTGGACATTGACCCGCGATGCGAACCCGATGTGGTTGCGTCAATGACCGATCTGGGGGACATTGGTTCTTTCGATCTGGTGTTCTCGCATCATTCACTGGAACACCTCGCGCCGCATGACGTGGGTGTTGCCCTGAAAGAGTTTCGCCGCGTGCTGAAGCCTAACGGCGCGACATTGGTGTTTGTTCCAGACCTTGAAGGCGTCGAGCCTACGGATGAGGTTTTATTCGTCAGCCCGGCTGGCCCTATAGCGGGTTTGGACCTGTACTATGGGCTAAGGTCGGCCCTGTTAGATCAGCCCTACATGGCGCACCGGACGGGCTTTGTGAGCAACACCCTACGCGCTGCGCTGGAAAGCGCGGGCTTTGCGCGGGTGGTGATCCAAAGGCTTCCCGACCATAACCTGCTGGCGATTGGATACGTCCAGTGAAGGTTGCGCTTTGCACGCCAACGCTTGACCAACCGCTTCCCGCCTACGTCAAGGCAATGGAGGCGTCACTCCCCACGCTGAAAGAGGCGGGGATTGATTACACGCTGCTGATCGAGGTGGGTTGCCCGTACATCTCCGGGGCCAGAGCTACGCTTCTCCGCAAAGCCTTGGATGCTGGCGCGGAAACGGTGGTTTTCATCGACCATGACCTGTCATGGAGGCCGGAAGACCTGCTAGACCTGATCCAGACGCCGGGCGAGGTTGTCGCGGGTGTCTATCGGTTCAAGAAGGATGACGTCGAGCATATGGGAACGCTGGCGCTTGATAGCGACGGCAGGCCGATAGGCAGAGCGGCGGACGGAACGAACACCCTGGTATTGAACGCAGAGCGCGTCCCCGCCGGGTTTATGAAAATCACCCGAAGCGGGGTGGAACGGTTTATCAGGGCCTACCCGCACCTTTGCTACGGCTCGCCGATTGCCCCCCATGTTGACCTGTTCAATCACGGGGCGTTTGAGGGCGTGTGGTGGGGTGAAGACTACGCCTTTTCTCGCAACTGGCTGGCTTGTGGCGGGGATTTGCTGGTCCTGCCCGATCTAAGCCTAACCCATCACAGCGCGACCGCTGAGTTCCCGTTTAATCTGCACCAGTACCTTATGCGCCAGCCGGGCGGCGCGTTAGCGGAGGCGGCATCATGACTATGCGTGACACCCTGACCGCTGCAATCCGCATGATCGGAGTGCGGGCGCTATACGACACGCCGGACGAAGTTGAGATGAACTTGGCTCTTGAATCCTTCCAGAGCATGATCGGCACCTTGCCCAAGGTTCGCCTGACTGACGTGCTGATTGATGCGGCCTATACCGCCAAAGAGGACGAGCGGATCTTCAACACGACCGGTTCACCCGTTCTCATTACCCTGCCTGATACGATTACCGACCCGATCACCGGCGTTGAGCGTCCGCCTCGCAACGGGGCGATGGTGGTAGTTGCGGTGACGGGTACGCGGCATATCTACATCTCCGAACTAGGCGCATGGCAAACGTCAACCGGCCTGACGCTGGAAAGCGAACAACCTTTTGGCCCTGAGCATGAACAGGGATTGAGGGCCATGCTTGCGGTGCGGATTGCGCCGGAATTGCAGCGTCCGAATGTCCCGGATTGGGTGGTGTCAATGGCTGAAGCCGGACGGCGCACCATCCGCCAGCGGTTCCTGCAAACGTACAAGATAACAACGGACCCGCTCCTGCTTGACCGCTTCCAGAGACACGGGGTGTATGTCTGATGGCCTTGAAATACTCCACCACGCTCCGCAATGCCCAGCTTGACGCCATCACCACGGCGGTCGGTACGTCGGGCATTTTGCGGATCTACAGCGGGTCACGCCCGGCCAACGTCGCGGCGGCTATCACCGGCACGTTGCTTGCGGAATGTGTTTGCAACGCCTCGGCCTTTGCGGCGGCGGCTTCGGGCGGCGTGCTTACGGCCAACGCCATTGCCGACGATAGCAGCGCCAACGCGAGCGGCACGGCAAGCCACTACCGGCTTTTTCGTTCGGACGGAACCACGGCGGTCATTGACGGCGATGTATCCACCTCTGGCGCTGACCTGAACCTTGACAACACCTCGATCACAACTGGTCAGGTGGTCAGCATTACCAGCTTCACTATTACGGCTGGAAATGCCTGATGAGCGGAACCGGCACCGCAACAATCGACTTTGGGGCCTTTCCGGGATCGAATGAGGCGTCAATTACGTTT